GCCCGACCAGGTGGTGCGCGAAATTGAGACGCCATTGCGTCGAAAGTTCGATGAGTGGGCTCGTGAAGTGCAGGCGCGCATTGCATCGATCCAGCTGTATGACCAACCACACGTTTAAGGAGGAGTTATGCCCTACATGGAGCAGCTGGAATCGTCCCTGTCCGGGCTGGTTGCAGCTGGGGAGGCTGGGCGCAAGGGCGTGGACGGTATGCTGTCACCGCTCAATGGTGCGGTCGGCAGCATCACGGGCGCCGCATCCGAACTGGAGAACATCCCGTTTGTCGGACCCGAGGCTGGGGAAAAGCTGGGGCGCATCGTGCGTAGTATCAACGTGGCCCAGTCTCAGGTGGGGCAAGTGGCTTCAATGTACAGCCGAGCCGTCACCGGCGCCGCCCAGGTGCAGGAGCGCATTGGCACATTCAAAACGATGGCAGCCAAGGTCACGGCTGAGGCTGGGCGCGTGGCGGGGCTTGTGAGCCCGTCGCTGGCCAACATCCTGCCCACGGGCGGGCTGTTGGGCTCGGCTACGCCACTGCCCGAGGCGGTCGCACCGTTCCCCCACCTGCTGATCATCCAGCCGCACGACCCCAAACTGCAGCCGTATTACTTCAACCTGGACACCGCGCCCTTTGACGAGCTGCGCCGGCAGGCGTCGTTCCGCTGGGCCGGCCAAGAACGCTTGCGCCGCAGTGTGGCGCAGCAAGCCGTTGGCCTGGGTGAGGAAAAGATAACGCTCAAGGGCGCGATCTTCCCGCACCACAAGGGCGGCATTAAGCAACTGACCGTGCTCCGCAGCATCGGCCGCAACCTGCAGGCGCTGAAGCTGGTTACGGGCTACGGCGAGGTACTGGGCGACTGGTGCCTGGTGAGCGTGGAGGAAGAACAGGGTCACCTGTTGGCAGGTGGCATCCCCCGGAAGCAAGGGTTCACCTTGGAGTTTGTGAGCTATGGCAACGATCTGCAGAACGTCTAGCGGGGATTTGTTGGATGTGATCTGCCAGCACCATTACGGGCACCTCAACGGCACCGTCGAGGCGGTGCTGGAGGCCAACCCAGACTTGGCCAGGGAGGTGCAGCCGTACCGCGCTGGCCTGCTGATCCAGTTGCCCGACCTGTCGGCGCCGGCGGTGGAGCTGCTGCAGCTGTTCGACCGATAACCCCGCGTTACGCGTAACGAGCCCCGCCCTGTGCGGGGTTTTTCATTTCTGGAGCAAGCATGAAACCGACGTACCGTATCGTCGCGGATGGCAAAGACATAACCGCGCTGATCAATGACCGCCTGTTGCTGCTGCGGATATCGGACAAGCCCGGCATGGAGTCGGACGAGTTCGAGCTGCGCATTGACGACCGTGATCAGGCTGTTGCGCTTCCTGGGCGCGGCGGCCGGGTGGAGGTTCTGCTGGGCTATGAGGGCCAGCCCCTCAAGCGCATGGGCGCCTTTACCGTCGACGAGGTGCAGCTGTCCGGCCCGCCGGACACCATGACCATTCGCGGCAAGGCCAGCGACATGCGCGGCAGCGGCAAGACCGTGCGCAGCGGCAGCTGGGAAAACGTGCCGCTGTCACAGATCGTCAACGACGTGGCCAAGCGCAACGGCTGGGAGCCGGTGTGCCCTGTGACCACCAAGGTCGAGCGGATCGACCAGCGCAACGAGTCGGACTTCAACTTCGTCACGCGCCTGGCCAAGCAGTACGACAGCACCGCCAAGGTGGCCGAGGGCAAGCTGCTGGTCATGCCCCGACAGGGCGGGAAAAGCATCAGCGGCAAGGCCCTGATGGTCGTATCCATCAGCAAAGCCGAGGTCGAGCGGTATCAATTCCGCCTCGGGGATCGAGGCGCGCAAAAGGCTGTGCGGACCCAGCACCAGGACAAGAAAACCGGCGCTCTGCAGGTGATCCAGCTGGACAACGACGAGGCCCCCGACGGCCTGCCCCCGGTGCATACCGACCGCCATATCTATCCCGACAAGACCGCCGCCGAGCAGGCCGCCAAGGCGCGCCTGGCCGCCTTCAACCGCAGCACCGCCGGCGTGCGCCTGGAAATGGCTGGGCGTACTGACCTGTTTGCCGAATGCACGATCGACGCCCAAGGCTTCAAGGTCGGCCTGGATGGTGCGTACCTGGTGGACAGCGTCGAGCAGGTATTCACCGCCAGCGGCTGGACTACCACTGTGGAATGCAACGGCGGCAAGAAGGGCAAGGCCAAGGCCTCGGGCAAAAAAGAAGAAAGACGACAACAAGCCGCTCAGGGTTGAGCAGCTGTAGTCCCAAAGCCGCACGCGGCAGCAATTGGAGAAATGAATGGCTATCTCAGTACAACAGCTACAAAAGATCTACCCGAACGCCGGCCCGAAAGCCGGCGTTTTTGTTCCCGGCCTCAACGCCACCATGGGTAAGTTCGCCATCATCACACGCCTGCGTATGGCTGCCTTCCTCGCCCAGATAGGGCATGAGTCGGGCCAGCTGCAGTACGTGCGTGAGCTTGGTAATGACAGGTACCTGTCGAAGTACGACACCGGGCGTTTGGCCCAGCGTCTGGGCAACACGCCTGACGCAGATGGAGATGGCCAGTTCTTTCGAGGGCGTGGCCTCATCCAGGTAACAGGCCGATTCAACTACGAAGCCTGCAGCGAGGCTCTGTTCGGTGACAGCCGTCTACTCAATACACCGGAGCTGCTCGAGCATCCAGTCTATGCATCGATGTCGGCCGGCTGGTTCTGGCAGAAGGAGGGGCTTAACAGCCTGGCCGACAAGGGCGACATGCTGGCCATCACGAAGCGGATCAACGGCGGTACCAACGGCCTGGATGATCGCATGGCCATCTACAAGCGAGCCCTTGAGGTGCTGCAGTGATCGCCTGGGGCGGTCGCCTGATCGCCGTGGCGACCTTGGCGCTCGCTTGTGCCATCGGTGCCCGGGCAGCGTGGGTATGGCAGGCGAACGCCTATGGGAAGCAGCTCGCCGAACAGGCTGACGACCACCGCAAGCAGCTGGCGGAGAAGGATCGCCTGCACGGCCGAGAACGTGAGGAGGCAGCTGCAGCTGCGCTCAACCAACTGGCAGATCAGCAGGATGCGCGCCGCGTGCTGGAGGCTCGCCTGCAGGAACAGAACAGAACGTACTGGAAGGAAATGAACGATGCTCAACAAGCTCAGGCTCGTCTGCGTGACCGGCTTGCTACCGCTGATCTGCGGCTGTCAGTCCTTGTCGATGCCGGAGCCCTTGCCGCCCAGGGTTGTGACAGTGGGGTGCGAGAAGCCACCAGCACCGGAGGCGTGGTACATGGAACCGTACGTGCCCAACTTGACCGAGCGCATGCTCAACGAATTGTCGCCATCACCGACGAAGGCGATCGGGGACTGATCGCGCTGCAGGCCTGCCAGGCCTACGTCCGCGAAGTCACCAAGTGAAAAGAGGCGAGCCGGGTGGATGCGCCAACATCCAGCCCGGCCCGCCGAACCCGCAGACCATTCCTGCAAGTCCAGCCGTGGCCTCTGCCTTGTGCACAAAGCGCGGCGAGCCTAACACCTGTTTATTCATACAGTAAAGACTTGCATACCTATGACCTCTCCAATCATCCCCTGGATGGGTGGCAAACGCCGCCTGGCCGACCGCTTGATCCCTCTCTTCCCCCCTCATGAATGCTATGTCGAAGTCTTCGCCGGCGGAGCCGCGTTGTACTTCATGCGTCCCCAGCCCGCCCCGGTGGAGGTGCTGAATGATCTCAATGGTGACCTGGTCACCCTTTACCGCGTTGTGCAGAACCACCTGGAGGAGTTCGTGCGCCAGTTCAAATGGGCGCTCAGCTCTCGGCAGATCTTCGAGTGGCAGAAGATGACGCGTCCTGAAACCCTGACCGATATCCAGCGCGCGGCGCGGTTCTTCTACCTGCAGCAGCATGCTTTCGGTGGCAAGGTCACAGGGCAGACGTTCGGTACCGCAACCACCGGGCCGGCCATCAACCTGTTGCGCATCGAGGAGAACCTGTCTGCGGCGTGGCAGCGTCTCGCCGGCACCTACGTCGAGAACCTGTCCTGGCTCGACTGCGCCGAGCGCTACGATCGAGCGCACACGTTCTTCTACATGGACCCGCCGTACTGGCAAACAGCCGGCTACGGCGTGGACTTCCTCTTCGAAGAGTACGAGCGCATGGCCGACTTCATGCGTCGGTGCAAGGGCAAGGTGATGGTCAGCATCAATGATCATCCGGACATCCGGCGCGCCTTCGACGGCTTCCACTTCGAGTGCTTGGATATCCGCTACAGCAATACGAACCAGCGACAGAGCATGGCGGAGGTGACCGGTGAACTGGTGATCATGAATTGGCATCCAGCTGAGCTTGGGCAGTTGCTGTTATAGGAGAAGGCCGCCAGCTCTCTCTAGAGCTGACTAACCTTACCGCTCAGAAATTTACAGCTTTAAAGTTGGAGCCCATCTGTTTTATGGGATTAGTTTATGAAGTGCGTCCTGGGCTCCTACTGCGGTCTTCCCGGGCAAAGAAGTGTGCTTAATCAGTTTAAAATCACAAGCTTTGACCGGGGCGAACGGGTCGCTATTTAAGATGATTTGATAATGCTCTAGGCGCGCACCAAATTTTCCTAGAGCTATGCCAGTCATAGAGGCGGCTCCAGCGGCAGATAGGAAGGCGGCCGCCACTCCGAATGAGAGGCCGTATGTAGTGCAGTCGTCGATGAGAATTATGTCTTTTCCCTTAATTGATTGCGCATAGGTAGGGTTTAAATGGAGGGTTGTTATTTGTGGCGTAGGATCGGTCCGGTCCCCGCCTTGCCCTTTGGAACGTTTTGGGGAGGCGGCATGACGAACGAATAAAGGCTCATTCCTGTCTGCGTAATGAACTCGAGAAACAGTAGTTCGTAGGCGGTGGGTGAAGTCGGTAAGCACTTCGTTGTTGTAGTTGCCGGGGTTGGAAGAGGGGAAGACGCCAAAAAAAACTCCTCTCCTCTCTTCACCCCATTCTAGCAATAGTGATCTAGCGGTAATGGTGAGTAGCGCGTTTAACCGACTGCCGCCTTGCTTTACAGTGTTTGTAACTTTTTGAGAGAAATTTACTTGGTCAGCACCCGCGCCGTAGCTGGATAAGTCCGCTAATGCGCGAACTCCATAATTTGGGCCATTGCCTGAAAACCACCAACTACCAGGCCAGTTGTTGGTAAGGTTGAAAACCTCTTCGAGTTCGTTCGCATTCGCGACTTGAATGCCAAGGTTTTTTGCCTTGGCATTGCTTGACCAACCGGCCGCGATTAAGACGGCTTGGCCATTTTTGCCCATTTTATAATCATCATCTGTAGCGGTAAGGCACAAGAAGTTCGAGGTGGGGATTTTGTGCTCTTTAGCAAGATCTTTAATAAACTGACCGCTTTGTCGCCCTTTTACTCGCGCAAAAACTACTCTTGAAAGGTTGAAGGCTTGATCAAACCAATATGGCTTTGGCTTATTGGATACAATAGCTACGGGGGTGTTCTTGTTGGCAATTGCTTTGAGTGCATGAACAACTTGGGTATCTATATTGTTAGTTGCGTCTACTATAGAGCTAGGCGAGGCGAGGAGTACCAACATCGATAAGTCCCTTTCGTGCTGTTTGTCGTGCTATTCTGAATCTTATAGGTTTTATCTTGGCAGAAATGCAAATCGCAATAAATTAATTATGTTGGCTGGCATTTCAAAAGACTGCGCACCGTATTTTGATTCGGAGAATGCAAGTTCGGGGCGGGTTTCATATGTTTTAGGTAAGTAGATATTGGCGATTTTTTTGTTGTACTTGCTTGCAAATCCAACAGTATGTGCTGTGCCGCTTTTGATTTTCCACTCAACCGGTATCAAAGTGTCGCAGAGGGCCGCTTGGATACGGTTTCTTCTTACGAAGTTTTCGGCGCTAGATTTTTGGTGAGGCAGGTATTCAGTGATTATGCACCCTCCGTGGTCTATGATTTTTTGTCTGACTTTTTCAGAACCCTTCGGGTAGTCAAGAAAAATTCCAGTTCCGAGTACGGCGATGGTAGGTATGTCGTATCGAATTGATTCTAAATGAGCAGTCTGATCGATGCCTGTAGCAAGTCCGCTAATAGTGTTGAGCTTAAAATTATTGAGGCCAGCTACAAGCGTCTTGGTTAGAATGATTCCATCATCGCTGGGTTCTCTGGTGCCGACTATGGCTATTGAGTAATCGTTGAGTCGCCCGGGGTTTCCCTGAATGAATAACCACTCCGGAGAGTCCTTAGTGGTTTTGAGTTTGCGGGGGAAGCCGACCTCGTTTTTGAAGATGAGCGTCGTGCCACTTTTATTTAGTTGGTGCGCTTGTTCTATTCCAAGAGTCCAAAGATTTTCTTGCGCAAAAGCGATATCAGAATCACCAGTTTTTCGAAAAAAATCTTCAGCAATTTTTTTCTGGAGTTCTTCGTCAGGCTCTCGCAGGCTTGAGTTGAAGCCCTTGCCGCTTAAGGCAATTTTATGCAGGTTCCAAAAACCAAGTCCCTCAATAGCGCTAAGGGCAAGAAAAGCAATTTTCTCCCTTCGCCAATGTGCCTGGTCAGCTTGGGATTCCAAGGTGATTTCCATAAAAGTCTGGTCCTGATTTTGCCGGCTCTTAGCGGCCGACGTTCCTAGCAGTGGAAGATAGCAGTTGGCAACGATAGGTTCTAGCTTGCTAGGAGGTGGGTGGGGGAAGGCCGCGGCAGACAGCACGGGAGGCTGGGCTTGGGACCTCGCAAATCCGCCTTGAATCTGGCCTTGGGAGAGTCGCACTCGATCAAGGAGGTAGATCGGGAAGCCGGTCCATCGCATGCCAGCTTGGCCACTAGTTGGCTGAGAACACGGTCTACATGGATCTCTACGTATTCGATGTCAGAGCGAGCTAGAAATCACTCGTGTCTACGCCGAGGCCGGCGCCCAGGGCGGTTGCCTGTGCATCTGGACAGTTTATTCAGGATGTTTATACAGGATCCTTTGGGCGAGGGGAGGATTGAGGGCCAACTTAGGGAAAAGGCGACCCTTCCTCCTGATGCTTGGGATTTGGTTGCCTTTATGTGTTTGTGCAGCGGTACCACTTGTGTATTTATAGCATTCAAGTTATATGGGTTTGAATTCTGTAGGGAGTAAACCATCCATCTCCTCAGCGGGAAAATAGCCTTTAATTATCATTGCTATAACGCTTCCGTTATTAACTACGTCCGCACTCGTGGAGTCATATTTCCCGGAGAGTAGTGTCCAGCTTGCAAAAGGCTTGCTAGTGTGCTCGGAAACTGCAAATGTTTCTTTCGTAATGCAGTCGTAAACTGCAAGGGCGTATTTCATCTTATTGGAGCGGTCTATATAAATTCTTGACTGATCTAATTTGATGCCGATTTCCATGCGGATCTCATCGATCATGATGAATGTGTCTAGCGGCTTTACTACAAGTGGGTCTCGAAAATTCAGTATGGCGGGCTTAACTAGATAGCGGACACATTCCTCCCCTGAGTTGATCAGAAAGGGCTTTTCTATAACCTCTTTCATCAACTCAGAGATGTAATGATCTAGCAATGCTTCTAAGGTGGCAAATTTGCTATTGTGTATTGAGTGGATTGGACATATCCCGCTCTCGGTTCCGAGTGATATTGGGAGTTGTATCTCGGTCAGTGCGGGGTTGTCGTCTGTATTCGCTATGCCAATTACGTTTGGGATGAAAGCCTTCACTGTAGGTTGTAAAATTTGCAAATATAAATCAACGATTTTCCCCGGAAGCCCCCACTCTTCGTCGGTTAGTTCTCGAACTTTGTATAGCGTAATTCCTTTAGATTCTGCATATTTTTGAGCGCCCCGCTGGAAGCCCTTTGTAGTGAAAAATACCCCTTTTGACGCATTTAGGTCAAGCATGCTGGCGTGCAGTACATCTATCTGCTCTCGCTTTACGGAATCCTTCCAGTATTTGCATTCGATCAATGTAAGGTACTTGTATGGCCCTTTTTGATGCTCGACGACTACGTCAATTTGCCTCGTGGCACCAGATTTTCCGGTTAGTGTTTGGTCATGAGAAACCGTAACTTCGCCATCTTCGTGCAGGTGGGCTACAAATTTCTCAAATCCATTCCAGTCTTTAACAATGTCTTTTGGGTTCAACTTGCTAAGTCCGATGATTCTCAGTTGTTGACGTATTTTTCAATAGTTGCAATCAAAGGGTCGAACTCGTCGCTGATCTGCAATATGTACTGCTCAATAGCATTTGTTCTGATTACACTTTCCTCAGTTTCTGCTTCGGCTGCTAAGGTTTTGGCAAAACAGTGATGATCTGTGACTTCATGTCTTTCTAGGGTCCATTTAACATCAATTCCATATTTTTCTTTGAGGTATTTTTGGATTTCTGGGTGATCAAATACTTCAATTTCCGGTGGCTGTGTTCCAGGAAATGAGTAGAGGTGGTCTTGTGGCGCTGGCCCCACATCGGCATCTCTAACCGCGATGGCTTTTTTTCCTGTTTTGATCAAAACGCGCACGGCTTCTCTTACTGCATTTTTATCGCCAATATCGTGAATGGCAAGCGTCTTGAGTAAATCTTTCTTTTTTAATCTAATAACTTCTGTGAGCAGTACCTTGGCAAATATATCTTCAACGCAAATGTCAACTTGTCGTACATGGCCCGAGGATAGTATGGATCTAACTTGATTGGAGGAAATCTGATCGATTATTTCCACGCCTGTCTCATCTCGAAGAATAAGTTTGCGTGCCTGGGAAGGGAGTGCGCCAATGATTACACTGGAGTGTGTTGACAGAATTATTTGATGATGTCTTCGGCTGCAGACGTCAATTAGATATTTGGCGAACTCATATTGAGCGCTCTCATGTAGTGAAGTCTCTGGCTCTTCAAGAATGAACAGGCTCTGTTCAGGGGAGGTTTCAAGTATATCGACTGTGTACAGGATACGTCCTTCTCCGAAACCCATGTTGTTTTCGGAGTAAGAGTAGCCGAGTCTCGTGGCGATGCCTACTTCAAGTTCCTTTCCTTTATGCTCAATTCCTTGGAAGTTTACGTCATCATATTTGTGGCCAATGATTTTGGCCATTTTCGTTATTATGTCCGGTTCGATTTCGCGCTTTTCTGTGAAGGAGAGTCTTGCTCCGCCATAAATGCTAAGGTCGCGCCTTTCTACTTTGGGTATATAGACAGTAAAGCCCACATAATAACAGTGGCGCTCCGGTTGGCGCTTGTATCCAGACCATGCTGAGTTAGCTCGCGCAACTGAAACTTCTTGGGGTTTCTTGAAATCGTCCGTTTCGTAAGCGTAGACGATCTTAGCGTCATCAGCGATAGGCTTCGGGTCGGCAGCTGAGACCGGAAAGAAGTCTTTGATGTATTGTCTTTTATAGTCCGTTGATGTGGACGGCTTCTTGTAAGCGCATATCGCGATCTGACCAAGTGTGCTCTTTCCTGCCCCGTTTAAACCTGATATTACCGTGATCGGGTAATCTAATTTTAGCGTCAAATCGGAGATGCCCCTGAATCCATCTACGTTTATATGGCGTAAGCAGGGGCCGAAATTTTTATATCGATTTTTTTCTGAGTACTGTTGGGTAAGTTTTTTTGCCAGGTCTGCCATCACATGTCCTTGTCGCAGCTGTCCAGATAAACAATCAGACGGATGCTACTATTTTGATGGCAGTAATCCTAGCCACGGCTACGGATTATGCGTCCAGAGGACGCCATGATCGGAGATGTAAGTGGTACAAAAATGGTACTCGGCTATGTGGCTATGTCTGTATGCCTTTAGTTACGTGGCCTGGATAAAAACTATGCCCAATCCATCATAGGTGCAACGCTGAAGCGGCGTGACGGCTCAGGGCGCGTGGTTTCTGGCTTGTAGCCTGATTTTGCGGTCATTTCGTTCAACGTGTTTTGTACCAATTTTCGGGGTTTTGGGGCGTTTTTAAAGCGCTTGGTACAATGTACCAATCGACAGACGACGTGTACCAATCTCAGATAGCGACGATCAGAACGCGTAAAAAGGCCGATGGCAGCAGCATCTACCTCGTCCAGATCCGCATTAATCGCGACAAGGTGACAGTCTACCAAGAGAGCCAAATGTTCGCCCGCAAACAGGCTGCAGTGGCCTGGGCGAAGCGACGGGAAACCGAGCTGTCTGAGCCTGGTGCTATCGAGCGCGCCAACCGGGTAGGGCACACGGTCAAACAGATGATCGACCGTTATCTGGTCGAGGCAGAGAAAGCTCGGCCTCTGGGCGAGACCAAGCGACGCACGTTGAACGCCATCAAGAACAGCTACCTGGGTGAGATGGTCGACTCCGACATCAGCCAGCAGGTGCTGGTGGACTATGCCCTATGGCGTATGAGCCCCGCAGGCGGTGGCATCAAACCACAGACAGCCGGCAATGATCTGGCTCACCTGGGTTCAGTGTTGTCGCTTGCCAGAGCGGCGTGGGAGTACGAGATCAACCCCCAAGCTATGCCCGACGCACGCCTTGTCCTGAAACGCCTCGGCTACAACATGAAGAGCCGGGAGCGGGATCGCCGGCCAACGCTTGAAGAACTCCACAAGGTGCTTGAGCATTTCTTCGAGATGCTTGCACGGCGTCCGACAGTCATTCACATGCCGAAGGTAGTTGCGTTTGCCATCTTTTCCACGCGCCGTATGGACGAGATCGCTCGCATCATGTGGGAGGATCTGGATGGGCACCGCCAGGCGGTGAAAGTGCGGGACATGAAGAACCCCGGGCAGAAGATCGGTAACGATGTGTGGTGCCATCTGCCGGATGAGGCGTGGGCGATTGTGCAAAGCATGCCGCGTCAGTGCGCTGAGATCTTCCCTTACAACACCGACTCAATCGGCACGGCCTGGTCCAGAGCGTGCAAGATGGTTGGCGTGGAGGACCTGCATTTTCACGATCTGCGCCATGAAGGTGTGAGCCGGTTGTTCGAAATGGATTGGGATATCCCGAGGGTGTCGAGTGTTTCCGGTCATCGTGACTGGAACTCGCTGCGGCGTTACACCCATCTGAGGGGGCGTGGTGATCGATATATGGAGTGGGGTTGGTTAGAGCGGATTATCCAGGCCCCAGTCGCCCTAGGCGCGCGGGTTGAGTAGTTTGTTGGGGTACACGGAACGGCGGTGATTAGCCCTGCGCGTAGCAGCGCTCTCAGTCGATCCGGCTGGCAGGAGTGGCCGCTTTCGACCCAAAGCGGCCGATTACCTTTTTACAGCAAACGCCGACCTAGCTCAGCCGAGCAAGATGCGGGCTATGAGGACTGTGGCGAAGCCTAAGTACACCTGTTCGCTTACCGAATAGTAAATTTCGTGTAACACCACTTGGCCTATAACTGGTAAATTTCCGTCCAGACTGAAGCAACGTCCTGCGCCGAGTGAATCAGCATGCACATAATCCTATCGGGTATATTCCTATGTTTGGTTTTTTTTGCCCCGATTGCGACCTCCGCGTCACAAAAAAATCAAGACATGATCCAGCAAGTCCAGACATTGGGCGAACGTGTAGCAGTCCTAAAGGAGGTCACGAGCAGCAGGCTCGATGCGCAGGATAAGCGCATCGGCGACCTGGGCATCTCGACGGCGCAGCAGGCCAACTACATGGGAGCTATTTCGAATCTGTCTTCATTGGTTGGCATAGGTATCACTGTCATCATTGCAATTATTGCGACCATTGCCGGTCTTGCCGTTTACGTCAGCGCGAAAAACCGTGCAGTAGCAGAAGCCAAGGAGGCAGCTCAGCAGTGGTTCAAAGAACATAGCGTGAGACATCATGAACAGATCGATGCGCTGCAGTCTGAAATGCTGGCTCTCCGAGAAAGTACTACTGATGCACTGAAGTCAGATATGCTAGAGCTCCGAAAAAACAATACTGACGCACTCCACTCCGAGCTCTTAGTGATTCGGAAATACATTAAAGATACGATTCTGGAAATTGATCAGGAAAGAAATAAGGTCAACCATCACGCAGAGCAAACCCGCCAAACTTTTGATCAGACGGTTCTAGACTTTTTATCCAGAGTTAACAGCAAGGATCAAGCATCGCAACGACTAACGGACCCGACAGCCGTCAATGCCGTTCGAGAAACAAGTCAGGCGCTGGAATCGAAACCGGAAAAGGAATTCACGTCAGGTGATCATTTTGCCCGCGGCCTCGATGAATACTTCGCTCGACGCTTAGATTCAGCTTTGCTTAGTTTTGAGAAAGCTATAAAGCAAGCGCAAACAGAATCGCTCCCACCGGAGCGATGCATCAATCTCATGATTGCTCGTGCGATCACTCTCGGCGAACTCGGTCGTGGCGAGGACGCAATTGCCGTCTATGACGAGATCGACCAGCGTTACGGTCAGGATGACAGCCCCGCACTGCACGTGCAGGTCGCCAAAGCGCTCTTGAACAAAGGCGTCAGACTGAGTCTGCTTGATCGTAGGCAGGAAGAAATCGCAGTCTACGACGAGATCGACCAACGTTACAGCGATGATGACAGTCCCACGCACTGCGCGAGAGGTCGCCAAGGCGCTCTTGAACAAAGGCATCACACTGGGTCAGCTTGATCGTGGTGAGGAAGCAATCGACATTTTTGACGACATCGAGCAGCGTTACGGCCAGGATGACAGCCCCGCACTGCGCGAACAGGTCGCCAAGGCGCTCTTGAACAAAGGCATCACACCGAGTTAGCTGGACAGTCGCTAGGAAGCAAGTATGTCCGCTTCTGGCCGTTAGCTGCCCGTGGTGAAGGGCAGCTATGGGTCGAAAGCGGTCACTACTACATAATGGATTTGGGCATTTTCAGCCGTTCTGATCCAGCCGATTTAGGGGGGAGGGTCGATAGCCGCCATCGCAGGCGGCCATCGACGCAAGGTAGCTAAGCCGTATTCGACTGGGTGAAGAGTCGGATGCAGCCAGATGTTCCGTGCGGCCGGTTGACACTGATCAAGTGGGGTGAAATCTCCGTATCAGCGTGCCCGTCACCTCTTATTCAATTGCGTAAACTCTTTTTCGCGCAGCATCCCGCTGCTGGTCCAGGTAGAGAGCCAGATCAGCAATGTGTATGCCTCGGGCGCTCTTCTGGCTCGGTTCAAGCCGGGTGATCGGCAGCTTGATCTCTCCGGCCAGCACCTTGCGTTGGAATACAAGCGGCGTTAGGTGCGTGAAGTAGTCAGCGCATACCTGTTCGAGCGAGATAATCGCCGTGCCGTTGTACTGCGCCATCAAAACAAAGGCTGTGTTCACGCATGGCCCTCCTGTTCCAGCGAATTCGTCTCTGCGTTGCTGGGCCGAGCGGATTGCCTACCCTCACTGAGTTGAGTTAGCACCTGCTTGCTGGCAAGGTTAAACAACTCGTCGGCGCTAACTGGCGCTATGGACTGCTCGAAGTTGCGCACGGCCTCAAACCGAGTTCGATACATCCCGGCCTGGCCGAGCCAAGCGGCTGCGTTGGGGGGCGCGGTCGGTGCGGGATGGTCGTGCTGGCTCATGCTGCCTCCTCTGCGCTTGTGGCACCGGCAGGGGTTTCGCGCAATTGGGTGTGCATCCGTTTAGCCAGGCCTCCCAGTTGGGTGGCTTGCAAGCTCGCGCGTGATGCCTGCTGAGTTGCCTTCATTGCGTTTAACGTCCGCTCGGTCAGACTCAGGGTTTCCATGGCGCTGATGAGCAGCTCGTAATCCGCCCTGGTCACCGCTAATCCGGTGTAGGACATGATCCGAGCCTCCAGCTCGCGGATGCTGCCTTTGAGGTGTGCGATAGCCGTATGGTGCTTACGTTGGTCTGCTTCGGCTTGAACTTTGGCTTCGTCCAGGTCGTCCTGAAGGCCTTTGATCCGCAGTTTCAGATCAGCCTTTAGGCTCTGCTTGCCCACGTCTAGGCCTCTATTGAAGGCTCGGTGGCGCGCTTTCGCGAAGAGGAAAGGCAGGATGGCCAAGGTGATCAGCCAGATAATGCCAATGGCAAGAACTTGTTGGTGCGGTTGCATATGCTGTGCTCCAAGGTGCCCAGCACCGACCGGGAGTGTGGTGATGGCCTAGTGCTGGGTGCGTTGCCCCTGATGGCCGGGGCTGCCTGTGTTACGCCGTCTTCTTCGCTTGGGTGTCGAGGTAGTCCGCAAGGTTATGCAGGTAGATCACGTACTGCGCTCGGGCTGAGTGGTGCAGCTTTGTAGGCTTCAGCCCAATCTTTCCGGTGTTGATCAGCTCTCTGAAACGACGGTCTGTTTTGATGTGCGGAAAGTAGTGCTCTCGCACGGCAGTCAAGGTCGGGCAAGGGGTAGTCCATTGCTTGCGCAGTTGTCCAAGCGTGTCCGTCATTGGCGATCCCCGTACCCCTCGGGTAGTTGGCCGAGCTTGGTGCGTACTGCATTCGCAAGCGTGAGCTTGCAACTGCCGTAAGCAGTCGCGCAGATGTCGCCCTGGTCATTGGTTACAACGGTACCGAAGGGCTGGTCTTCGTCCGTGGTGGGAGTGATGTAAGCGCGCAGACCTTCAGGTAGCACATCGCTCACGCAGTCGAGCGCTTCCATCAAGGCGATGGCGCGCTGGGTCTGTTTGCCCGACTCAGTTCGGCCGTTGGCCACGTCCTGCAGGAAGTTGCGAAGGGCCATGTACTTGGTCGAGTCGCCGCGCCGCAGGGTGATGGAGCCCGTGTAGGGGCCAAAGCGCACCTGCAGGTTGTGGTTGCGGTCGTCGTTCTCAACCAGGATGTGGGCGTCGAGAGAGGTTTCAGGGCGGTTCAAGGGGGCCCGATGGTTCCCGCAGCTGCTGGCCAACATGGAAAAAAGCGGCATCACCGGGATAGATGCGGTGACTTCGCTGGGCTCCATGCTGCAGGTGCAGATGAAGACCGCCGGCAGTTCGGACGAGGCCGCCAACAACCTCAAGAACTGGATTGAGAAAATCGGCGCCGGCGACGTGGTCAAGGCCTACAAAGACGCTGGCATTGATTACCAGGGTTCGCTGAATACTGGCCTGCAGAAGGGCATGAACGTCATTGAGGCGTCCATGGCCCTGGCCATGAGATACGTCGAGGCGACTGATCCGGCTAAGGCCAAAAAGATCGAGGCGGCCAAGGCCAACATCGATAAGGAAGTCGACCCGGAGAAAGCTCGTGCCGCGCTGGAGGCTCTGGAGAAAACCCTGCGCACCGGCGATATTTTTGCTGACATGCAGGTCAAGGCGGCGCTGACCGCCTACGGGCAAAACCGGGGGCTGTATGAGGAACTAAAGGCCGACTCCAAAAAAGCCTCGGGCATCCTCGACAAGAACCTGGCCGAGCGCCGCGAAACCTCGGGCCAGCAATGGGCAGAGACGGTCCAGGCGGCCGACGACGCTATGCGCAGCATTGGCGATGCCATCCGCCCGGCCACCGACATGGCGGCCAATGGGCTGACCGCTGTTGCCCAAGGCATCACGAAACTGTCGGACGGGTTTCCGGCGGTAGTGATGGGCATTGGCGGCGTTGTGGCGGCCATTTTGGCGTTCAAGACGGCGTCCAGTGCGTTCAAAATCGGGCGTGGTGTGCTGAATATTGCGCGCGGCCGCCGGCTGGGGCGTGCCGGTCGTGAAGACAATGTGGCTGTTGACTTGCCTAAAACCGGCAGCAAGGTGGTTGACGCTGGCCTGGATGTATTGGGCAAGGTATTTGCCCCTCGCTCGACAGGTGCCGAGCCCGCCAATGATCCAGTAGTGGGGGGTAACGATCCGCAGCGCGTGTTTGTGGTTAATGCCGATGCTTTTAGCAAGATCGGTGGGGCTGTCGGCAGTAGCGGCCCTGCCGGGCCTGCTAGGGGTAGTCGCAGAAGTCGTCGCCGTGAACGCCGTCGAGCGAAGAAAGGCGCACCAGCCCGGCCTGCTGTAAAGGCCGACTTGCCTCCGGTACCTGCCGCTAGATCATCGACTCTTCCGGTGGCCGCAACCGTGTTGGCTGAAACCAACGAGCTGGGGAAAGTCGCTCGCTCGGTTCGAGGTGTGGCACGTCTCGCAAGGCGATTGCCTGGCGGCAATGTCGTGGATGCGGGCGCAGCGGCGATCGACGTGGCACTCAATGCAACGACCAAGGACGAAAAGGCCGAAGGCTACGGCGGAGCCGCTGGCAGCTTGGCAGGCACGCTTGCGGGAGCAGCTGCAGGTGCAGCAATCGGTTCGGTTGTACCCGTCATCGGTACCGCTGTTGGCGGCGCTGTTGGTGCTGTGTTGGGCGGCATGGGTGGCGAGTCGTTCGGTGGTTGGCTCGGCAAGCGCTGGTTTGGTGATGAGCAGCTCGAAGGGGAGGGCAGGCAGGTTGCCCCCGTGTTAGATACTGCGGAGCGTGATCAAGCCAAATCTGTTTCGCCGGCGGCTACGCCGGTGGTGGTTCCACCTGCAGCGCCGCCTGCAGTACGTGTGGCAGCGCCCAATGCAACGCCGGCAGCCCCTGTGGTGGTCGACAACCGGGATTCGGTCGGCGTGCCATCGCCGGCGCTGGCCTTGGGCGATGCTGTGCGTGGCCAGGCCAAGCCTGTTGCGCCGGC